GGTGAATCAAGGGACGGTAAAGTAGTCAACTTCACTCCTGACTGTGATGAGAGAGGACTGTAGTGATCCGGTATAACCGGAGAACCATCAGTAATCATTGGTACATTGTACTCAATGAAACTCTCAACCCTGTTCATAGCATACAAGTAATCTTGTAGCTGTAAACCTCCATTAATACTTGGAGTTGGACCCGTAATACGAGGTCCAAAAGGATCACCATCATACATCAGTTGCTGAAGCACTGCCAACGGACTATCTTCCAGATTTCGGTCTGGGACAGTCTTATTTGCCAGTTTGTCTATCATTCTCCGCACAAGAAGTAAAACTTCTTTGTAACGGTCGATGATATCCACAACATCCAAAAGTTCGCCGAGACTAAGGTCAGCTTGCCCAAATTGGGCTTGCCCAAATTGAGTTTTATTCTCAATTTCCATCTGTAAAACTGTTAATTTATCGTAAAAAGTCACGAATAGATAACAGAATAAATGGTGGATGAAGGCCTCATACTGATCCATGTACTGTAGGGCTGCCTTATCAAGGCTAAAGACTTTGTGATTTTCCGCATTTAGCAGTCTATCACCAGTCAGCCCCAATAACATGGGTGGAGTGCATAAGAGCTCCTTCGCCAGGAGAATCGCATCTCTATGCGGGTTCAAGGCCGACACTTGTCGACCATTTAAGTTAGAACCATGCATAAAGGTGTTGATAGTAGTCCAAACCGCTGTTTTCAACTCGAATTCATCGGTTTTCCATCCTCTTCTTTTCTGAATTGGATTGGGAACTTGGACTGATTTTCCGGTTTTGACAATCGCAGAAATTGCTTGTTTAATGACTGTAGTATTTGCTTTCTCAAGCAACGTACTGTAGACATTATAGTAACCAAGCGTTTTCTGCATTACGCTATAAAGGAAGGCGAAATAATCCATTTTCCCTTTTCTGGAGAACATAGTTCCCAGAGCAAGGTAGAATGTAGAATCACTCCCTTCAGTATAGCGTGATTGTCGGGCAAAGGTTCTCAACCAAGATATAATAGACGTTTTGACTATCCCTTTTCCAATCAAGGAATAAGCGATACCAGCACGTCCCATTATACTTGGCTGGGCCATGAACATGGCCCAGGAGACCGCAGCAACATGGTTGCCTTTATGGCCTGTTACCTTCGCAAACTCGAAGGTTGGATTTTTCCCAATAACACTCTTAGAGAGGTTAATAGGAACCCCAAGTCTATCCATTAACAATAGATATTCTTGGGCGACATCTTCTTCGAAGAAGACAATGTCGTCACCCAACACTTCGTATCCAGTATACCATGAAGATGGTAGATTGAATACTTGCGAAGCTTCAGAGCCAAGAATCCAAAATTTGGAATCCTCTGGAGACGCACCTCGTTTAACGAGGGCTTTAACAGCCGCTAACTGAGCGATGTAGTGGTGAGTCACCGCTAACATCCCCCAGCTAGAATAGGCCCCCATCGGTTGCCCCACTGCATAGTGCAAGGAGTCCTCCACGTCGAAATCTTTTTCGGCGATGTCGTACTCTCTTGACACTAGCAGTTTTGCCCAAAGCCCCCCGAATCCCGGAATAATCTTATCAATTATCCGGATTTGGAGTACTATAGGAAGTCGATCAGTTGCGGCCGAAAGGTCATAACCGAAAGATTTCCCTGTAGCAGCAGCCTTGACAAAACATCTCTCTACAGATTTGTTTTGATCGAAGGTTCCATCATTAGGAAGTGTTCTTAAGAATGAGAAAAGCATCTCATGCAACGGTTTCAGTGCGGACTGAGTCCATACGTCTACCATTGCGAACACCCTAACTTTCCCTGCAGCTTCCTTTTTGGTTTTCAATTTTCCTATACTTCGTTTATTGAAGCCTAGGACATCTCCCAATACAAGGTCCGTGAATAACGGAACGTGTTGAGAAATATAATTGATGAACCCAGCCAAGTGATTATTACCACTTAGGCGAAGGAAGTCCAGGATTAGATGGAGATGATTGTGTGC